GCACCGTCAGCGCTGGCCAGCGCCGCACGCTCGCCCTCGGTCATTTCCAGTTCGTTCGCGGCCAGCGAATGCTGGCCTGCGTTGTCAGGCTGCTGCATGAGCGGTTTCCTCAGGGGTCTGTTGGGTGCTCAGGAGGCGGTCGGCCGCCGGAGCGAGGGGGAGCAGGATCTCGATCAGCTCGGCAACGTTGAGCGCGTCACCCTTGGTCTTGATCTGCAAAGCCTTGGCCTTGGCCATGATCTCTTCGCGCTTGGCCTCGTCTAGTCCGACCTTGGCCATGCGCTCGCGCAGCGCGACCTCGCGGTCCTGTGCTTCCTGCTGCTGGCGGGCCTGCGCCTCAGGACTGTCGACGCCCTGGTCGTTGTCCGACTGGCCGGTGATCTTGCGGATACGCTGCACCACCTCGTCCTTGCCAGGCATATCGATCATGTCGAAGGCCAGGTCCAGCAGCTGGATGGACATCTCCGGTGGCAGCTTGCCCAGCATGTCGAAGAACTGCTCGGCGAAGGCCTGACGCATCGATTCGCGGAAGTCCTGCTGGTCGACGATGAAGTCGGCCTGGTTGCGACTGATGTCGTTGTCCACCACCCAGACGTTGTTGAGCGTGTCCAGGCGCAGCTGGTTGATCACCCGCCAGTCCAGCCCCTTGCGCTCCCCGACGATCCGGAACTGCCGTTCCTCAGTCATGTATTGCTCGGTGAGGGACAGCTGCTTTTCGCCGCTGAGCTGGATGCCCAGACGGTAGTTGTCGAACAGCTCCGCGGTGCTCACGGCACCTTCCTGCTGCTTGGCCAAGATCGCCCGGCCGCTGGCCGCGTTGGTTTCACGTCCCAGCAGTTCGCGATTCACACCAGTTCCATCGTGGATGTGTGCCGCATCCAGCTCAAGCAGCTTGATCTGCGCCTCAGCCACGTCGAGGTTGCGCTCGACCTTGATCTTGTTCATGGCGCCGGCGTTCAGTGGGATCACACCGTTGGGCTTGGCGATCTCGCGCTTCACCTCCTCGATGCGGTCCTCATCGATGGCGCCTTCCTCGTAGAACAGCTGATTCGTGCTCAGCGCCCAGAGCAGCTTGCTCATGCGCTTGTTCAGGTCTTCCTGCGAGTCGCGCACGCCGCGGACCAAGCCGTACTCCATGCCATCGCGGTTGCGGCGGTAGCACCAGTACGGGGTGTAGGGGAAACGACCGTGCCGGAACGGGCTGCGTTTGAGCTGCAGCAGGCCGCCTTCGGTGAAGATCGCACACCACATTTCCTCGACCACGGCATCGGAGAGCGAGTAGACCGGCGCGGCCTGGCTCTTCATCGCTGCCAACGCTGCCTGGTGCTCGGGGTTATTCGGGTCGAAGCGATCGCCCCGGAACTCGCCGCCCCAAAGGCGCTTGTGCGCGACAGGGCGTTTGAACCAGCACTCGATCAGACGAACCCGCAGGCGACACCGACTATCCAGGGAGGCCCTGCCTGTGATGCGGCGCCCGGTGACGGTATGGCCGCGGCTGTCGTAGCGGCGGAAGACCTGGGGAAGGTCCAGCTCTTCGTCGAAGGCGCCGTTGTCGCCGTCGTAGTGGTCCTGGGCCGCCCGGTTCACCAGTTCAATGCGGTCCGGGAACATTGCCTCGGCGTAGTCCAGGTCCGCGAGCTTCTCCCGCAGCAGGAAACGACAGTCGCTCAGATCCAGCGCCCGGCTGACCGGATCCCGACGCATCTGCCGCCAGGGAATGTGGCCCACCATCACCGGCTCGTCCGCGCGGTCGGTCCGGATCGATTCCTCGGTCCAGCCGCACCCGGCGATCGCGGCGTCCTTGAAGGCCTGGCTACGCGCCCAGGGCACGCGGTTGGTGTCGCTGAGGTACTTCATCAGCTCCGACTTCACCGCGGCAATATCGACGTCGTCCTCGGCGCGGGGGTGCACCACGCCATCGATGCGGGTGCGTCGCTCCGTGCCGATGACCCAGTCGATGGCCATCTTGATCTTGTTGTAGGTCAGCGGCGCCTGGTGCCGGGCCGCCAGGACAGCGCGGTCTTCCTCCGACCACTGGATGTGGTCATAGAAGTCGTAGTCGAGCATCTGCTCGATTCGGTTGTCGTAGAACGCATCGAGGGCCGTGTACCAGTAGTCCAGTACCTTCGCGTGGAGGCGCCGATTCTCCAGGCTGTCGAGCGGATGGGCCGCCACGTCCGGCGGCGCCGCGGTGGCCACGTCTGCAGCACCGGGATCGTAGGCCGGCTCGCTGCGCAAGTTCTCGATCGTCTGCATCAGTTCACCTTCTGCCCGTTGATCTTGATCTGGATCCCCATCCGGGCCATCTCGCCGAGCCACTGCTCCCGGGTCTGCTCCGCCGGCGGCCGCAGGTTCTTCACGTCCTCGCAGAATTCGAGGATGGCGTCGTGAATGCGGTGGCGGTAGGCCGGCACGTCCAGGCCATAGAGCGCGACCGAGGCGTTCTGTAGGCGGGCGATCATGTCGCCGATGTGGTGATGCCGGCCGCGATCCTTGTCTTCCGGCCGGAAGATCCAGAAGTCGCGGAGCGGCACCACATAGGCAGGGCTTCCATAAGCGATCATCCCGGTTACAGGGTTCAGACCCTCGACGCGGCGGTTCTCGTTACGGATATAGAGGGCCGCGTCGTCGTCACCATCGCGCACGATGTGGGTCAGGTAGAGGGTGAGGTCGCCCTTCTTGCCACACCACACGAAGCCATCCGGGGCGAGCTCGACCTCGGCGCTCATGCCTCAGCTCCCAGCAGCTCCAGCGCGGCATTCAGCTCTTCCACCACCGCCGCTGCAGCCTGATCCGGAGACAGGACGTGGTCCTCTACCAGGGTGCCGTGGTTCTCGCCGCCCGGCAGGTAGCGTGCGTAGGCGCGGGCCTGCTGTAGATGGATGGCCAGCTGCTGGACCGTGGTCTCGTCCACGTCAGTTCGCCTTCCTGGTGAGATCCGACTCGATCCGTGCGGCGATCGCCGGATGGGTCACGGCAATGTCCTGGGCGATGCGCTGCAGGACGGTCCTGGCGGTGAGCTCGCTCAGCTCGTGGCTGCCACGGTAGTCGACCATGGTGTCGCCCTCCGGCGATCGCAACATGAAAGCAACGCTTACCAGTTGCCCCTCATCTGCTGCGGCCACCAGCATCGACAGCAGGTCGACCAGTTCGACCGAGGTAGGCGTGTTCCGCTCGCGCGGGGAAACGTTCATGCAGTTCTCCAGTTGTCGTTGGCCATGCCGCGCGACTCGCCGACACGGCGGCCGCTGCTACTGACATAGCCCTGGGCCGCCTGCCGGAACGCGTCGGCAGGATTGCTGGCCCAGTTGTGGAATGGAAGGTCGGAATACGTTTCGGTCTTCTCGTTCCAGACCTTGGTGTAGCGCCGCAGGGCTTCCAGGCCTCCGCGGCCCTCGCCTGCCTTGGGTGGGCCGCACCGGACCCTGTCGAACCGGCACCGTGGCAGCATGTTGCGCACCATGTCGATGCCCTCGGTGATGTCGTTGATCCGGGGCACCACGACAACCGGCTTGACCCCCAGCTTGGCGGCGACCTGCACGCGGTTCTCGTTGGCCGACCAGTCCTCGTTGGCACCGTCGTGCGGCCAGTAATGCTTGCCGTACAGGTAGCCCCGCTCCTTCAGCACCTTGGCGTAGTGCGCAACGCCGAAGCCAGAGTTCTCGTAGAAGTCGACGAAATCCAGCCAGGGGCCGTTCTCCTGCATGAACCAGATGCTCGTCGCATCGCTGCGCCCGATGTCCCAGAAGGTGTGAATGGGCACCTGCGGGTTGATCGGAAGATCGGTGATCCGCCCGCTGCTGTCGGCGGCGGCCATTTCCTTGCCGTAGTAGGCACCCTCGGTGCTCGCCTGGAAGGCCTCCTCCGGCGTGCTGGGGTGCTCCCGCTTCATCTTGTCGCGCTGCTCGGCCGCCTTCTTGACGTACCAGGCCTTCTGCTCAGGCCGCAGCGCGTAGTTCATCTCCGCCTCGACCTTGGCGAAGTAGGCCTCGTCCTCGGTGGTGAGCGTGACGCCGTCCGGATCGAGCTCGTTGATGGGATCCCGGAACCACGGATAGAAGTGGAAGCGGTAGTCCATCGCCGTCAGCTTGGCCGTGCCGGCGCGGATCTGCCGGTCCAGCTCGATCGCCGTCTGGCAACGCTCGTAGAAGTCGCCGGCGGCGCCATAGGCGGTCGACTCGATCACCACGATGTTGCCGGAGGCGATCGCGTTCAGTGCGCCCGAAGCCACCTCCCCGGCCCGCTCCGGGTACATGGCGCACATTGGCCCGTACTCGGAGATATGCAGAAAGGTCAGCGTGCCGCCGCGGTGTGACACCGACACTTCGATGCTTGAGCCGTTGGCCAGCTCCAGCACGCCGTCGCGCATGTCCCGACGGACTGCCGGCCGGATCTTCTTCAACCAGTCCGGCAGGTTGTCGTAGGCATACAGCACCTTGCTGCGGAAGAACTTCGCGGCATCGCCTGCGGTATGGGCGACTACACCGGCCTTGGTGTTCTTCTTGAACAGCGCCATGTCCAGGGCGCGGATACAGGCCCAGGTCGTGATGCCGTGCTGGCGCGACTTCAGCGCCAGATTCAACGTGTGCAGGTTGTCATCGAGGTCGGCCTGCACCTCATTCAGCTTGAACTGCACCCGCCGACCGAACTTGTCGGTGATGTAGTACAGGTTGTTCAGCCGCCACCACCGATCCCCCAGCTTCTCAATGATCCTGCTGGCGTCCTGGTCGCTCAGTTCTTCCACGGCCTACTTGCTCCGTGACGCCGACGGCCCGGGGCCCGTATCGGATCCGTCGATCAGATCCATCACATCGCCCAGGATCCGAGTCTGGGTTTCGATCGGGCCGCCATCCTTGCCGGTGTGCTCGACCTTCTTGGCGAACATCCCGAAGTGCGTGCCGAGGGTCTTCACCGCATCCAGACGGCTGACCAGCTTGATCTTCTTGGTCAGGCCGACCGCCCGGCGTTCGTCGCCACGCCCCTCCCACTCCTCGAACACCTCAACGCCCTGGACGAGGCTGGCCTCTTCGACCGTGAGCTCACTCATCGGCTTGAGGTTGCCGTGCTGGTCGAACAGGGTCCGGATGTCGCCCAACGCCATGAAAGCCAGCCGGGCCAAAACCGCTTCCTGATCGACGCGCTGAGACAGCAGCAGCTCTTCCTTCCGGCCGGCCAAGTAGGCCTGCACCTTGACGTTGGCCAGCAGCCTCGCGGCAGCGGCGCTGGCCGCGGCGCCGGTGGCCTTGTAACCGGCGCGCATGTAGGCGGCGGTGCCATTGAAGTCAACCAGGTACTCGTCCGCGAACCGCCGTTGCTGGTCCTGCAGGCCCGTCGCCGGGTCGATCTTTCCGGCCACTGGCTGGGTTCCTCTCAGATTGATCAAAGTTGAGCAGTGGGGCCGTCACCAGCCTCCAGCGGGAGCTCTACACTCGCCGGCCATGGGAACGCCTCAGGCTGCGGGAGGAGCGGACGCACCTGCTCCCAGGTCTCGATGCCGGCAGGCGGATTCAACACTAGGGTCTCAAGGGCCTGATTTACTGCATCGCGCCAGGCTACCAGTGCACGGGCCTCCAGACGGTACCGCTCAACACCGCTGTTGAAGTAGCCCACACACGTCTCGATGCTGTCGTACTGCCGGGCGTTTACCTCGGCATTCATCCATGCCCAGGCGGCCGCTCGAATTGCGCGGTAGTGCTCTGGTGAGTGAAGGGTGTATGCGGCCGGAAGCGGGAGTGGTGCATGCGATTCCAGCCATTTGGAGGGCCACATCCAATGCCCGCGGGGAATGAACGCGCCGGTTTCGATGCAGAGGAGTACGTCCGGGTTCTCCGTGAGCCGGTACATAGCTATATCTCCGCGTCGGCAGTGAAGTGATACCAGCCGCCGTAGCGTCCGGCGGAATTGGACCACTGCAGCTCGAACGAAGAAACACCTTGATTGGCCACAGTAACAGTACGCGCGCTGCCGTCGTCTTGGGCAACGCTCCCGGGCACCCCGCCTGGAGCCGTATAGACAGTAATACTTGGAGTCACTCGCTTCTGCACAAGGAAACCCTGTGTGCAAAAGAGGAAGCCTCCGGCAGCAGGCTGCACCGCGAAAGCATGTCTACCTTGGTTATCAATCGTGCCGGGACTGACCTCCGGCATGTAGCTTTTCTCGTAGTAGCGCTGGCAGAGCATCAGTTCTAAAGCCAGAGGTCGGCGTTCGAAGCTGGTGGCAGTGGCGCCCCTCTCAAGCTGGACCTGCGTGAACTCAAAAAGTCCGGTTTGGCCCACCAGTTGGTTGCCGTAGCCGCTGGCTGCGGCAAAGTCAAAGATGATCTGCAAGCAATCATTTACCGCTGAGGCACCTACGGTCTTGCCCGCCAGAGAAGGTACATCAAAGGTTGCGGTGTACTTCTGGAATGCGGTGGTTAGAGTGAAAACCGGGCCTTCGATGAAGATCGCTGGCGACGCGCCGCTACCGCCGCCAAAGTCCTGAACAAGGCGGACACCGACCTTCTTTCCTGCGACAGCGGAGCGCATCCAGAAAGAAAGTGTGGCCTTGCCGCCGGCGTAGGACCACACGTTCTCGATTTTCTGGCGGACCCAAGCCGAGTTGGTGCCTGCCGCGACGTTCACACCCTGGAAGAAGCGAGGCGGATGCGGTACCGGTAGCGCGTCGCCAATAGCGAACGTCCCTACACCCCAATTTGAGGTACCGGTACCGAGAGAGGCAAAGAGCCACCGGTCCAACGTGAAGCTCTCCCCGTCTGGCCGCGTCCCTGCTGAACCACGCTGGAAGAAGTCCATGTTTCCGTTGATCAGAAGGTTCCGACCGATGTAGCCCTCGATCAGGTTGCCGTCGATCGTATCGCCGATGGCAAGCTCGACGATACGCGCAGCGAGCTGGTCAAGAATGAGGGGTGGGCGAATGGTCATTACGCAGTCGCCTGCACGTCGAACGTGCCTCCGGCCCGGAGCCCGATCGTGAGCGTGAACGTGGTCGACAGCGGCAAGGAGACAATGCCGCCGCTGCGCAGACCAACGGGCAGATAGAGCGGAACACCTATCAGGATGTCGCCGGCCGGAAGCTCCCTGGTGCGATTGCTCGCGTCCAGGACAAGCGGACGTCGTGCTGCCATATCAGGCTCGGACCACCGGATTGCCGATCTCGGCGTTGATTTCCCCCACGGCGGTGGCCACTCCCACGATCTGCAGAATGTGGCCGGCCGTGGCGGTGCCTGACGCCAGCGGCACGACACCTCCCGGGGAGGTATGGCTCAGCACGTACGTCGCCCCCGGGGCAAGGCCCGAAAGCGAGCTGTTCGGCCCCTCGAAGTACACAGTGGCGTCGCCGCCGATAGAACCGACCCCGGCGCGCACGAAACCATGGGCCCGCTTGCCTGCGTTGGCGGCACTGGCATCAGCCTTGCGCACCTTGGCCGTGCCGGCGTCATCCCAGATGTTCACGTAGTCGCCAGCCGCGAGCACCTCGCTGGCCGGATAGATCTTGGTGTCCGCGCCAATGCCGGCCGGCAGCAGCGAGTCGTCGAAGCGGCCATCAGGCCGAGTGCCGCGATCTTGCCGGCATCCGGGGCGCCGGCTGACGCGGTGACGCCTTCGACCTCGGTGGTGATGTTGTTCTTGAGCTGCAGGGTCTTGTCGGCCATGGGTTCAGATCCGCGCAATAGGTGAGTCGAAGTCGATCATCAGGGTGGTGGCGTTCAGCGCCCGGCCGACGCACAGCAGCCACCCGGCTGTGCCTGGGGCCTGGGTCAGCGCGCCGTCGGCGCCGCACCACACCGCGCCGTCGCGCCAGGTCCAGCTGGCTTCCTCGATCGTGCCGGCCAGGCGCACAGCGACCTCGCCTGTGATGGCCGACTGCAGGGCGATGCCGATGCAGGCCTGCGCGTGTTCCAGCACCGCCGTGTCCGGGTGATAGGCCTTGCCACTGTCCAGGCGTACGACGCGATGACCATGGATCGGCTCACCGACCGGGTACGTCGCTTCTGGCGAGGTGCCGTCGCGGCCGGCCGGACCTGTTGGGCCCTGCGCACCGCGCGCTGCAACCTCAACCGACCGCGTGTCTGCCTGGATTGCCTCGACATGCGTCCGCCGGGCCGTGGCGACAATCGGCGTGCGGGGGTCGCGGATGGCGACGGCGCCGCGGCGCTCGACCACGATCACGCGTGCCGCGCCCTCGCTGGCTCGAATTACAGGCATCAGCGTGTCGTCTCGCCCTGGACAGTGACCTTGCCGGCCACGAGCGGGATCACGTACTCAGGATCCGCGCCTGCGGGCTTGAACAGCTCCAGGCTGTAGCAGTGCTTCACCTTGCGCGCATTCGCCGGGTTCAGCACTTCGGTAGCTGCCGCCGGCACCGTGATCGCGACCACGCCGTTCTCTGGCTCCGCAATCACGAGCCAGCCGGCCGCAGTGCTGAGCTCCAGCACCAGGGTATCGGCCTGCGTCAGCCCGAACTGGCCCGCCAGCGTCCGCACCTGCATCCGTGCCTGGTAGCCGGTCAGGTCGAACGGGCTCCCATCCGGATTGGTGTAGGTGAAGTCGTCCTCCCAGGTCGCGCCGCGCACGACCGTGAGGCTGAAACTGGCGGGCGTCCGGCTCACAGCGTCAGCTGAGCGTTCAGGTCGTTGATGATGTCCAGGGTGGCCGCCGCTGCGTCCCGCCGCTGGAACAGGTCTTCGAGCAACGGCGAGGAACCGAGTGCACGGCCCGTGGACGGTGCGGCATCCGGTTTGCTTGCGACCAGCACCGGTGCGAGGCGACGTGCCAGCTGCTCGACGGCGATATGCAGCTCCTGCTGAGATCGCGCCAGGTCCTTCACGGCGGATTCGATCGGGGACTGCGGGTCCGCCAGTGGACTTGTACCGGCTTGCTGGTTCGACATGTTGCTCTCCTATGACGCCGGGATGGCGCTCAAAGCTGGATTACGTTCTTGGCGTCGAGCCGGCGCAGGCACTGTTCGCAGGCCTTACGTCGCACGTCGCAGGTGCGGAGCTTGTCGGCCAGCTGGCCGACCACGTCCCCGCCGATGTTGTCCCAAGCGTCCGCAGCGCCAGGATCTGCAGTCACACGCACGCCGGTGTCTTCGCCGGCCTCGACGCACGGGCGGAAGCACATCGCGTCACACTGGGCCGGCATACGCTGCAGGTGCTGGCTGCAGCCGGTCAGCAGCACCAGCACCGCGATCGGGAGAGCCTGGCGCAGCTGCATGGTGTCAGCGCTGCGGCCAGTGCCAGCGCCCAAGGTGGCTGCCGGATTCCTCGCTGGCAGCGTCGCGGCTGGTGACCCACAGCACGTCGTTGCCATCCAGGAACACCTGGGCGTTGACCTGGCCGTTCGGCTGTACCGCAACGACCATGGCGGGCAGCACGTCACCGGCGGCGACCTTGTTGCCGATGTGTGCCTGGGCGCCCACCGGCCAGGTGCTGTCGAGCAGCCGCTCTTGGATGGACGGACCGTCGGTCCGGCGCGCATTGATGCGGAGCGCGTCGGTGTCGCTCAGGGTGTAGTGGACGATCCGTCCGATCGAGGCCTTCTGGGTCACTTCGCGGTCCTGCTGGTCGGCCCGAGGGCCTGGTTGATGGCGTCGACCCGGGCCTGACCCGGGGCGCAGTTGGCTGGCAGCGGCTGCGCTGCAGCCGCTGCTCGGTAGATGGTCTTGATCCGCTCACCGCGCGCGGCGATCGCCTCCAGGCGCTGCAGCAGCTGGCCACTGTCGGACTGAGCCTGGCGGGCGATTCGGGCCGTCACCTCGAGCGTGTCTTCGAGGGTGGCGGCCCGCGCTGCAGCTGCAGCCTCACGGCGATCGCCGTACTGCCTGACGTTGAGCCAGAGCGACACGCTCAGCAGGCCGGCCAGAATGGCTACCCACTTCCACGCTGCCCACCAGGCAGAGACGGCCGACGCGGTGATCACTGCAGGCCGCCTTGGCAGGTGGCCATTTCCCACTGCCGGCGATCGATGATGCCGCCACACTTCGATCTCCACTGCGGCAGCGCGCAGTCACGCTTGGCGCCGCCGATCGTGACGTACCGCCACTTCCACATCTCGGTGCATGCAGCCTGGCGCTCGCCGGCGTTGAGCCGCTTCGCCGCGGTGCTGGCGCAGAATGCCGGGGTACCGATGTTGTAGGCGAAGTGGCCCCAAGCTTGATCTCGTGGAATTCGAACTCACCGCGGACGCACTGCCCCATGTGGCCGAGCATGGTGCGCACGTAGACCGTCTCCAGCCTGGTGCACTCGTCGTCGGTGTAGCGCTTGCCCTTGACCACTGCCGGGCCCGTGATGCCGGCACAGACGGTCAGGATGCCGGCCGAGTCGTAGTACGGCGTGTAGCGCCGCCCCTCATGAGCCGAGTCGTTCGTGCCCAGGGCGGCAACCAGCGCCGCGATCAGCGCCAGCGGTGCGGCAGCGAAGCCGACGCGCTGCTTGGTGCTGAGGTGGGTGTCAGCCACGGCGGCGGATCCACGCCCATAGGCGCCTGGCGTTGCCCATGCGCGCGGTCCACCAAGCCGACCAGTCACCCCAGTTCTTCACCATGACGGTGAACGTCTGGACGATGGTGAAGATGATCGTGCCGATCAGCGCCCAGTCGCTCAGGGTGTAGCCCGGCGAGTACGTCGCAGCGGTGACGCTCACAGCCGCCCCGATCTTCGAACCTGCGACCGCCAGGTCCGTTGTGATCTGCTCTTTGATGCTCACCGCGGTTCCCCCAAGGAAAGGAGGCCGGCATGGCCCACCACTACCGCGGTTGCAAGGTCGCGCGGACACCAGCGGCGCGTCTCACGACGGCCCATGTGCTGGCTTGAGTGGTGGCCATGACTACCGGCCGTTTGGTAGCGGGAGGTGGATTCGAACCACCGACCTCGTGGTTATGAGCCACGCGAGCTGCCGGACTGCTCTACCCCGCAAACAAGAAGGCCGCTGATCGACCAGCGGACTCCCACGTCCTGGTCAATCAACGGCCTTTGAATTGAGGCGCCCACAAGAACGCCCACTGTAGGAATTCAAACCTACTTTCGGTTCCCGAGGCAACTGCGGTTCCTCATGAGGAAGAAATCCTCCTCATGAGGAACAAGTGAGGTCATCTACATTAACGCTATGGCTTTAGCGAGGCCGCATCCCGCAGCGCACGTTCAACTCGGTTGAGTGCTTTCGAAAGCATCTCTTCGGCTGGATCTTGACCAAGCAGCTGCGCTTGGATCCACCGTTCGGATTCAACTAGGCGGCGTTTTGCGTCCTCGTATGCATCGCTTGTAGTGTCGCTGGGGAACCTCCGCATCAGGTCCGCCTGGTGAAGCATGACGCGTTTGTGCCGAACTGCGTCGCCGACTTCATTCCGGACCTTGGTGAGTAGATTCAGGACAGCGTCGATCGACCTCTTGGCGTCCTCGCCCAGCACCGCCTGTACCCTGAATCGGATAGCCGCCAGTTGTGCGGCCGCATCGGCATGCGCTTGATAGCGCACCTCCACCACTCCGTATTCTTTGCGTTGATCGAAATCCGCTTCACTCTCCCCCTCTGCCCTTTCGACCCTCCGCATTTCTCCAGCCCATACCCAAGGCTGACGCATGTGACGAACGCCGTCGGCGACGCGGTAGACGAGACTGAGCGCTTCTTCAGCCAGAGCCTGGCTGCGGGTTCCCCTCAACTGCTTTCGCCAAGATGAGAGTCCAAGACAGCCGACTATAGCCAGCACGATCGCGCCAGCTCCCTGCGCAATTGCACCGAACCCCTGTGTGACCACTGGCCAATCAATCTCCAGGGCCCAGCAACTCATAGCGGCCCCCAAGGAAGCAAAACGCGCTTTGAAGGTCGCAATTTGGCAATCTTCTGCCGCGCCTCCATTATTTGGCCCTCAAACTCCTTTACCTTCAATTGGCCGTGAGACCCTTGAAACACTGCCTCGGTAATGTTCTTGGCCTGTAATCGCACTTCCAGCGCGGCTGCAACTTGACGGTCGGTCGCCAGATCATCTGCGATCGCGCTCAGTACTAGCGGCTCCCACCTTGCTACAGAGACCCTCCTCTCCTCCTGCATATAGTCGACCTTTTTGAGCGCCCTCTGGGCATCCCTCATCAACGCGTAGAACCGCGTCGTCCTGCTGATCACTACGCCTGCGTAGTAGCCAGACAGCAAGCCTGTGACCAATCCCGTTACCAGCCCTGTGCCCAGGCCGATTAGAACATTCTCGCTTAAAGCATCCATTTAGCCCCCTGCTGGCCCATCCAGCCCTAACAAACATTAACAAATGCGATAATCCCGGCCAATACTAGGAGGGTGTCGCAATGGTTGAGACCGTACTGGGCCTGACAGATCTGCAGATCAGATTTTTCACGGCATTCGGCCAAACTGTCGTCGCCGTCGCGGTCGGAATGATCGCGTACCGCCAGTGGCGAACAGCTCGCAACAAGTTGAAGTTCGATCTGTTTACGCGACGGTTGGAGGCGTACAACCGGGTACGAGAAGCGACCACCCGGGCGATCGCGGCCGATTGGCGAGAGGAGGCGGACCACGATGTCTTCTTGAGCCTAAGGGACGTTCGATGGCTATTTGGGCAGTCTGTCTACGATTTCGTCTGGAAGGAGCTCTATGAGCCTGTGGTAGATCTGTGGGACGTAAAGACCACGATTGCGGAGCCTGGGGTGCTTAGCGATCCAGAGGTCAGGAAAGCGCGAGACGCCGCAATTCTGAGACGCCGCGAACTGCGACACGCATTGACCAGAAGCATGACGCGGCTAGACGAGGTCATGGGTGAGTACCTGACGCTGAGCCACTAGCCACCCGCCTCCTCGCCGGGAACAGCCCAAAGGGACAAACGGAAGTCCCGCCTCCCACGGTGAAGCGCTTCCTGCAGGACAGCGCTGGCACACTTGTGGGCCTTAATGTAGTTGACCTTACGCATCTTCGCGGACCTGGCCAGGCCGGCGAACGGCTGGCGCCGCTCTGGCCACACGAGTTCATGGGCTGCGTCGTAGATCACCAGCCGCAGGCGCCAGCGATCGGCCGGCGTACCGAGATCCAGCGGCTGCGGGCGCATTGCGCGCACGTCCTTGGCGACCTGGCGGTAGGCAGCCAGGGACAGCCTGGCGATCGCCGCTGGGCCCATGCGCGTCGCTACGGCGAGCGCGGTGTGCTTCTCCAGCGGGTTGCGCATGTAGCCGACCGCGCCGGCGATGTCGCTGCTGCCCAGCGGCGCCAAGGTGCTGCGCCCCTCAACTGGCATGCGGTAGCTCCCGCCGACCAGCAGTCGCGACAGCAGCTCCAGGACGTCTCCCTTGCCCTCGTCGTCGAATCCATCCGGAGCTGCGCCCCGGCGCCGCTGGCCTGTACTGTCGTCGACCGCCGTAGGAAGCACCGGTGCACGGCGGCACCAGGCATCCAGCGCAGCGGCCAGAGCACCGGCGGGATCCGGACCAACGAACACGGCTGAGGATGCCCCGCAGCTGCAGCACTGGATCTGTGCGCCCCGCGGGAACAGACCAGTAGGCGCGGTACCACAGCGGCCACACTGGACTGGCGCGCTGCGGTCGAAGATGGCTCCACGTGGCCCGCAGTGCCTGCACTGGAGCTGTACGAGCTGCGACTCGCGGCCAGGCCAGCACACCCTCGCCTTGCCGTTGCAGTTGGCGCAGGAGGGGAGCTTCTTCCCCTTGAGGAAAGTCACCTCGAGCTCGCGCGCGGCTACGAGCGCGTTGGTACCGACTGCAGTTTCGTTCATGACGTCTGTTCCTGGGTCTTCTCTGGTGCCGCTGCAGCGCGCGCGGCGCGCGCCTGGGCCAGCACCTGGGCATAGGCCTCGGGGTGCTGGTCCTCGAAAGCAGGGAGGGTTCCGCGGGCCCATTTCCCGCCGCCCAGCTGCTTCAGCCATCCGTCGGTCGCACAGAAGCGACGCGGATCCACGCCATGGGCGCGGACACTCTTCGCCGTCGTGAAACCATCGAGCTCGAGATCGGCCAGCACCTTGAGAGCGCCCACCTTCCAGGGCGTCAACTGCAGCGGCGCCGGCACGCCTGCGGCCACTTTCGGCACAAACTCAGGCAATTCGCAGCGCTTGGTGGGGTTCCAGTCGAACCATGCTGTGGGTCCCCACTCGCGGAGATCGCCGGATGCGCGGTCCCAGGGGGCGGCCTGGTGCAGGCCATGCCGGTGCACCTCGCGCTGAATCTGCTGCCCGGGCTCCGTCTTCCAGCGAGCGTTGCAGCTGTCCGGGACCAGGACCTGTACGCCCAGCGCATCGAGCATCCGTGCGATGCCGTAGTTGGCTGCCGTCGTGCAGGGCACCAGCACCGCCCTGAAGTCCGGGCCTCGCTGGTCGCTGTTGCTCCAGTGCGCCGGCAGGATCTGATCGGCCACCTTGGCATTGAGCTGCAGTTTCGCCTCGATGCCGAGCTGGTGCCCAGTCGCCTTCCACACAGCCAGGATGTCGAAGCCGGCCGTCTCGGGGTAGATCTCCCAGCCGTCCGTCGCGGCCAGGCAGTCGATCAGGCACGTGCACAGCGCAGCCTCCGTCGGGAACCGCGCCTTGAGCTCTGCAGGTTTCATTGCCCCTTCCTCGCGAATGCCTTGGCCATGCCGTCGTACTTGACGACGTCGGCGACCAGTTGAGAGTCCTGAGCGGAACGAGCAGCGCGCTCAGCCCCGCAGGCTGGGACTGGCAGCGCGCGGAGCTCCGCGAGGCGGGCACGTGCCTGGTTGACCTTGTCCTGGGCCCAGAGCGCCTTTGTCGCGAACGGCCGCTCCTTCCCCGGCCGATCAACCTTGGGCGGTCCGCCAACCGAACACCGGCGCTCGATCTCCCGCAGCAGGTCGGTGGTGGTCACCGCGCTGAGGTCGACCCGAGTGCCCGCTGCGCTGCCGCTCGATCTCCAGCCGCTCATGCCAGCAGCACCTTGATCGGATAGTGGTGCTCCACTTCGCGCTTCTTGATACGGAATTCCTTCGTCTCCCGCCCCTTCACGTCCACGAAGTCGACACTGCCGTCGCGCAGAAACACCAGGAAGTCCAGGACGTACCTGGTGCCGCCTGGCAGGTGCATCGGTACCTGGCGCAGCCAGAAGTGCACCTCGCCCGCCTGCTGCCGTAGCTTCAGCTGCTCGTAGTAGCGCGCCTCGCGTTTGGAGTCGAAGCGGATCCCATCCACGGTGGTGATCACATTGCCGTACTTCGGCCGCTTCTCCAGCGGTGCGCGCTGTTGGTGCTCAACGGGCCCGCGATGGGGCCCAGCTTGGCCAGCCTTGTGCACCAGCTGCTGCATGCCCTGCGGCATGTCCTCGATGCGGTTGTAGCGAAGGCCCCGGTTACTCATTGGCCACCGTCCTGCGACAGACCCAGCAACCGTGCGGCACGCGCCTCGAACGCCTCCATCTGGCTTCGAACCCTGAGCTCGAATGCCGCATGTTCCTTGGTCACATCCGCCAGCAGCGCGGCGCACTCGGCCTGCAGGAATGCCAGGCGCTGATCAATGGTGATCTGGCGGAGCTGGGTGCCCTGCCCCGCCATCGGTGACGCAACAGCCAACGCGGCCGCGCTCCTGCCCGGGGCCGACGGCTGCACCACTCGTGCTTGGCCAGCAGCGGCCGACCAGGTCGGCTCGGCACGACCGTAGCGCCGATTGGCCTTGTCCTCGCCCTGGATGACCAGCTGCTCGCCGAGCATGCCGCGGAGGATGCCGGCGACCGCGGCAGGAGTGATGGCAGCGCATTCCCTGGGGTGGCCCATGGCCAGCGCCAGTGTCGTCATGCCCTCGTGCACTTCGGAGGCCGTCATCGGCTCGCTGGCCTGCTGCAGGGCATACAGCACCTGCGACCGGTGGTAGCTGCGCAGTTGCTCCTGGTCGATCATCGATCCAGCCCTGCCGCTGCCATCTTGCCCGTCGTCGGCGCGTGGTCGTCGTTGCCGGGCTCTGCAGATCCGTTGCCGAAGATCTCCGCGATCTCGCGCTCGGCACGGCGGAGGGCTTCAGGGCTGGCCGGTACCGGCGTGGTCACAGCGGCTTGGCCGAGCACCGCCACCGGCTCTTCCGGCAGCTTCCCGCCGCGCATCACGTATTCGCGCGCTTGGTCGTAAGCTTCGCGCAACAGGCGATCGCTCTTGTCGGCGCTCGACGTGCGGTAGCGATGGCCGTCCAGGTACTGCCACACCAGGCGCGTGAAGCCATCCTGGCGGCCGGTGTCGTTGCGGACAGCCGCGAAGCTCGGCACGCCGAGGCAGCGCAGACGGAATTCCGGCAGGGTCGGTGGCCACGGGTCAGCCGAGGCGATGCTCGAGCCCAGCCCCGCAGCCAGCTGCTCCCCGGTGAGCCCGGCAAGCCCCTTCGCCCACGTCGCGGCGGCGCCGCCGCTGGGATCCTCGCCGTAGGCGCTGGTCCAACGGTAGCCGTAGATCTCAGCCATGCGCACCCACAGCGTTCGCGTAGCCCGGGCCGTCAAGGGCACCTGCTGCGCCGGCGGCGGCGTCTGCCTCTGCAGCGGCGTCACGGAGCTCGTCCTCTTCTGCTCGACGTCGGACGCGTTCGGCAGCAGAGCCTGAATTGTTGGCATGGTCGGTCCCCTCGGGTTTCGGTGTTACGGGCAGTGCCAGGCCTGCAGCCATTGTCTGGCGCAGGGAGCGGTTGAGGTCGTGGCCGTCGGCGGTGAGCTGGCGGAATCGCGGCTGCAGCTCCAGCCAGCTGCTGATCGTCATCGGCTTTCCCAGCACACGGCGGTGCCGCACGAACCTGGCCAGGACTTGCGGGTCCAGACCCGCCGGTAAACGGGGGATGCCCATCAGCTCGCGATTGACCTCGTCGGCGCTGAGCTGTGGCATCACCGCTTCGTCGTGGCGCGCCTGCGCGTTTGACGATTCAATGACCTTTACTGACCTTTCATGACCTTTAGGGTCCGTCTCGCGGACCGGTTGAGTACGCGAGACGCACCGGTCAGGTCCGCCAGACGTACCGGTCGAGTCCGCGAGACGCACCGGTCGTTCTTGCGTACCGGTATCTCCCACGTACCGGTCGGCGCCTTTGGTCTCTTCTGACCCGTCCGTGTCGTGGACCGGTCCGGCATCCGTACCGATGTGCGTGGCGGACTGGTTAGCGTGTTCGACGCTTTCCGACTGGTCCGTCTGGCGAACCGGTTTTGATGCGCGCCGCGGCTTCGAGGCGAACGCTTTCGGGTCCAAGTGGCCAAGGTTGAGGCTGTACCGGTTGCTGTACTTGGTCCCGCCGGCATCACTTCCGCCGCGTCGAATGGTCAGCACCTTGTGCTCTTCCAGCCATGCGATCGCGCTGAGCAGCGCTGTCTTGCTCAGGCAGGTCTTCTCCATCAGCGTGGTGAAGCCCGGGAAGGCCATGCCGAAGTCGTCTGCGTGCCACGCGAGCGCCATCAGCACCGCCTTTGCGGGCGGCGGCATTTGCAGCGGCCAGCAGAGCTTCGTGATTTCGTTGCTCATTACGCAGGCCTATCCCGTTACGGGCAGCCCACCACTACGACGGCGTTTGCCCTGGCAGGCGCGCTCCATTCGTTGGGGCTGCTGAACTGCGCGCGACCCTGTCCATGGACGGCACCCTGGCGCGGCTCCGGCGCGGGCGTGTTGAGGCGTTCCAACTGGCTCGCGACGCGCTCGGAGGCAGCCGCGCATTGCGCCTGCACGTCGAGCAGCTGCTGCATCAGTGCCTGCCGGCGATGCTCGGTGGGAATGGGGCGGACCTCGTAGCCAAGATCTGCGGCCATGGCCAGGAAGAGCTGGTGGCGGCCAAAGCGACGCATCAGCGCCCACAACTCGCCTATCTTGAAGAACTCGGCCTTGTTCGGGTTGAGGCAACTGTTGAACTTGGCCACAGCGCTGGCCCAGTCCTTCAGCTTCTCCTGGTCCCAGAAGCCGTTGTCCAGCAGGAACTGGATCATTTCATTGCGGGTATGGGCATCGACGTCGCAGGTGGCCTTCAGGGCCGCCAGGGCGTCCTGCAGCCAGGTTTCTTCGATCCAGGGCATGGGAGTCCTCGGGGTTTGGGCGGGTCCTCCGGCTGGCAGAATGGCGGTGCGACCCAACCTAACCACCAACTGGAGAGACCCATGGATGCAATTGCGGAACTGGAACTGCGGCAGCTGCTGGCGGGCTGCCAGGCTCAAATCAAGGCGTTGCACGAGCAACTGGAAATCATCGCCGGCAGTGCACTGGCGACAAACGTCGCCCTGCACGGGCTCATTTCGGTCCTCCCAGATCTCGACCTCGCAGGAAGAGCGCTCGCAACCGTGCGACGAGACTTCGAAGGCGCATCGGACCCCGCGACCGCTGAGCGGGCGATGTCGTTTGAGGCGACTTTTGACAACCTGCAGAAGACCATCGAGAACCGGAAGGCCGTGCTGGCGCGTCAGGCTCAATCTCTCCGCTGAAGCAGAAGCCCGGCCGCTGCTCGGCGGCCGGGTGATCTATGCCGGCGGCGAAGCTCGGCTTTTCAGATTCGTCAGTCATTCAGCGCTCCGTAGGTGCTGGGTACGCATCTGTGCTGGTCCGGCTGGCAGAATCGGCGTTCCCCCAGTAATTGACGTTCCTCATGACCCCATCCGAACTTGAAGCCCGATTCGCCCAATACGACGAACGAATCGCCACGTTGGAGGCTGAAAAGCAGGCGAACAGCTGGTTCACGCTGGCCGTCATTGGCAGTCATCCCGACACAGAGATGCTGCTGGAGGTAGTTCGCGCCGCCATCCAAACACTGCGCGGCAAAACCTCGCCCGAAGCCCCGGCCGGCGTGGCCGCTGCAACCGTGCTTCGCCTGTTGGAGATCGAGCGTCAGATCCTGAAGGCGCAGCAGAGCCGACAGGAGCTGGCGGACGAGGCGGAAGCGGAGCGGCTGTTGGAACAGCAACGCGCCGGATCTGAGCAGGAACGCTAGAAGCTGGCTGCCGCTGCTCCAGCGCGCGCACCCGGCGCTCAAGCGCGCCGATGCGCTGCAGGGCCGCGACCATGACGGTGGGGGTATCCGCGGGCAGCCGCACAGCGCTTCGTGAGGGGGGGCTTGGTCGATCAGCGGCCATGGCACCCTCGGGAAAAGGTGGCGATCTCCGGGTAGGCTTGGTGGTACCACCCAACCCCACCCACCACGGAGATCCCCATGGACCAGGAAGTTGTGCAGCGGCTCGCGGCTTTGGAAAACGCGCTCATCGAGCAGAGCCGGCAGATCGTCGAGCAGCAGAAACAAATCGTGGATATGGCAAATGCACTGAACAGCTTGACCGAAGCCAACAACAGCTCTTTCGAAGAAATACTGACGAGGGAGTACAAGGACATGGGCACCGACGTCGTGCAACAGACCATCATCAATGGCCTCCTTGCACGATCTGACGAAGCCACAAAGCGAGACGTGCAAGCGTCTCTGCAAGTCGCGTATGAAGCGTTCGGGGAAAAGATCCCCGATCCGCACTTTCTCCGCCAGTTTGAAGCTGCTGCGGACGCAGCATTCCCTGGCATTCGGCTAGAGCCTGCCGCTGACTGACCATCCTTGCGGCCTGCCTGCCCTGCTCGGCGATGCTCGAGCGGACACTCTCCATTGCCGCCTCGAAACGTTCATTGGCGGGCTGCTGGTAGTGCGCGACCTGGGCTTCCAGGTCGCGGACCCTCTGCCGCAGCGCGCGCAGCTCCCTGCGGTCCCGGCCATGGCCTCGATCTTCCCCTTCGCGAGGATTGCTGAGGTGTCGGCGGGCCATCAGGCTGTCTCCAGCGGGACGATGCGGCCGGCGTCCACATCGCCGCTCGGTTCGGCGCGCAGTTCCATAGCCGGATCCGTAACCGGATCCGCCTGCGCCACCACTTCGGCCAGGCCGCCCCGCTCCAGGCCTTCGAAGGCATTCAGCGCCTCGATCAGCTGCTGCAGGCTGGCGATCGTCGGGTTCGTGATCTGCCCGTGCGCCAGCTTCGTGAGCCACGAATAGCCGATGTCCGGGTTCTGCCGGGCGATCTCGGCGTACTTCCCTTCATGCGCACGCAGGCGCACCACGGTTTGATGCAAGAGGGTATCGGCGTCCATGCGCGACTTTGTAGCAAACTTTTGCTTAGATGGAAAGCAATACATTGCCGAACCTGATCAATATCCTGCTCAGGTGACCAATGATTCCTCCCGAACCCTTGCTGACAATGTCCGCCGCTTGATGGAAGCGGCCGGGGATACACAGGCGAAGGTAGCCAAGCGGGCCGGCCTTGCCCAGCGCAGCGTCGGGAACGTGGTGACCTATGGCACAACCCACGAGACCTCCCCAACTGTCCGCACTGTAGACGGCTTGGCAGCAGCCTTCGGCGTCCCGGCATGGATGTTGTTCATTCAGGATGTCCCGCTTGAGGTGCTCACAGGCCAGCGGCTCAACCAAGTAATCCAGGACTACATCTCAGTACCTGAGCAAGGCCGAACCAATATTGAGCGCGTAGCGGACGCTGAGGTGCGATACGCGAATTTGCCAACGAAGGCTCGTTCGGCCAAGGTCGGATGAGTTGCCTTTCGGCCCGGCTACCGATGTGGAAGCCGGTGAGCTCGTTGAGAGCCTGACGAAGTTCCTATTCGGGGCCGAGCGAACGCATGAAGCAATGCGCGCTGGTGTGGAGGAAGCCTTCCGATGCGCCCGGCTCCAGCACGGCTCGGTCATCTACGACCGGCGGGAGTGGTGGGTCGGCACTGACGATTTCGCTCAGTTCAAGGTGGACCGAGGCCCTGCCCCCACATTCTCCGTGCCAATCGTCGATGTCATTCGCTACGCGGATCTGAGCGTTTGGTACGGTGCGCTGACCCGTGAGGCCACAAACCAGGTTCTGGCCTGGCCCCTGCCGTTCGATGCACTCGAGAGCGTGGCGGGCTTCACGCCAGAAGCGGTGAACACCGGCTGGATTCTCTACGCACTGTTGAACTGTGCAGGCCTCAGAGCAGGCCAGATAGTTCTTAAACGATATCCGTAGCAAACTTTTGCTTGACACTGTTAAGTTTTGCGCAATATTTTGCTCGCCATCCCAAGCACGGATGGTTGAGCACATGTCTGCACTGTCTTCGTCGCTGTACCTGGCACTGGGGGCTCTCGGAGCCACCGGCTTGGCGCCCTCTTCTCCCCATCGTCCCCTTCCACAGTCGAATCCGGCCAGGCCGTCCGGGCACCAGCTGCGCTGGTGATCACCAGCCCGCGCATCTGCGCGGCGCTGGAGGTCTACACCCTGGCCAGCGAGAACGACTGGGGCCTGCGCACCACCATTGCCCAGGCGGTGCTCAACGGCTTCAACGACACCGGCCGTGTGCCGGACTGCGCGGCCGGCGTGTCCGCCGCGCTCGCCAAGGACTTCTCCCCCTACCGCTGGCAGCTCGCGCTCGATGCCGTAGACGCGGTTGTCGCCGGCACCTACTCCGTTTCCCCCGACGCCTGCGCCCGGGCCAATACCGTCGTCCCCCTGTCGACGGAAGCCACCTCCCCCGTGGTGGCCCGGGCGCGGTGCGTCATCTATGACTTGGCCTTCGTGGAGGTGCACTGATGGCCGCCACCGAACGTCGCTGCCGGGTCTGCAGCTGCACCGACCTGCAGGCTTGCCCCGGCGGTTGCTCCTGGGCCGGCCTCGACCTCTGCAGCAGCTGCGCCACGGCCGCCGGCGCGGCGCGCGAAGGCACCATGCGGTCGTCGCGCGCCAGCGCCTGCTGATCGCCGGCAGCAGCATCAAGCTCAGCCGCACAGAGGCCGTGGTGATGAAGGTTCTGGTCGGGTCACCCGATCGCTTGGTGGAGGTCGACGCGCTGCATGCCGCGATGTACCCGAACAGCAAACCGCCGTCGCGCGAGTCCAACGTCCTGCAGGTGCTTGTGTCGCGCGTGCGCCGCAAGCTCGCTGCCGCTGGCCATAAGCACGCCATCGAGACCATTCGACTGCGCGGCTATCGCTTCGTGATGCCCCAAGGCGGTACCGCATGAGCGCCCCCTGCAACATTGCCGCGATCCGCCACGCGGTGAGCGCGCTGCACGGCGCCGCCGACGATGGCGCAGACACCCGCCGCTACGCCGAGGCCCTTCAGGAGCCGGCTCCGCCATCGATGAGCTGATCGCGGCCGACGAGGAATACAACCGTGCACGTGAGGCGTGGCTGGGCTCGCCAGCGAACCATGACGAGTGCCAGGCCACCCGGGAAGCGTGGAAGCGCCGCCTCGAAGCCTTGGCCCGCGTCAAAGGCGGTTCCGCATGAACACGGAAGAGATCATCGCCGAGGCCACCGGTGCGCTGTTCCGGCGCGTGCTGGCCATCGGCACCGCCGCCGGCTTCGTGCTGGGCGTGTTCGCAACCCTCGGATCCCGGGCGGTGCTGTCATGACCACCGTGACCATGACCGTCGACGCAGAGATCGACCTCGATGACCTGGTCGCCAATCTAAGCGCCGCCAGCAAGGACTACCTCGCCGGCATGCTGAAGGTCAAAGGCGAGGCTGCGCGCGCGCCTGACGGACGCACATTCGAACAGATCATCGAAGCCGCCTTCTACGAGGCCCGCGCCATGTCCCCGGTACCGCAGGCACTGGCTGACCTGTTCTGGCTAGTGCACGGGAGGGCGATGTCATGACTGCAGACCTGCACCTGCTGGGCCACGGCGTCGACGCAATCCTGCAGCACGACCTGGACCGCATGCCGCCGGCGATCACTGCCGCAGCGCGCGTGCAGCGCTACCACCGCGCGGTGTGTATCGCACCACCGGACCAGTGGCGCGCGCTGCGGATCCGCTTCGGCTCGATCTTCCAGATCGCCTGGAGCGCGGGGATGAAGCCCGACCTGGCCACCTGGGCGCGAAAGTTCCAGCGCATTGCCGAGGCCTGCAAACCGTGAGGCTCTTCCACGTCCACATCCCGGGCGTGGTCAGACCACACAGCGTCATCGCAGAAGCCGAGCAGGCGGCGATCGACGACGCGCTCTACACCCTGGGCCTTTCCGAGCTGCCCGAAGGCAGCAGCGTCACCTCTGAACAGACCGGAGACACCTGATGTTCTTCCGCAACCTCACGATGTTCACCTACCCGCAGCTGCAGATGTTCGACTGGCAGGACGGCCTGAAGGCGAGCGCCCTGAAGCCGGTCGGCCCGCTGGAAATGTGCTCCGCCGGCTTCATTTCGCCGTTCGGCCGCGAAGAGAAGGAGCTGCTGTCGCACGAGATCGGCCGCTGCATGTGGATGGCCATCGGCGCCGAAGAGAAGATCCTCCCGCCTGCCGTGGTGGGAAACCTGCTCGAGCTCAAGCTGCTGGAGATCGAAGAACGCGATGGGCGCCGCCCCGTCGGCCGCGAGCGGGCGCGCATCAAGGACGATCTGCTGCACGAGCTGCTGCCGCGGGCCTTCGTCCGCCCAACACGGACCGATCTCTACCTTGACCATCAACGCGGTGTGGTCTTCGTCGATACCAGCAGCCGCAAAACCGGCGAGTACGCCATGAGTCAGCTGCGTAACGTGGTCGGCAGCTTCCCCGCCCTGCCCCTGAACGCCGAGGTTTCGCCGCGGGCGATCCTGACCGGCTGGGCTGCCGGCGAGCCGCTGCCCGACGGCCTCAGCCTGGGCGAGGAATGCGAGCTGCGCGATCCGGTCCAGGGCGGCGCAATCGTTCGCTGCCAGCACCACGAACTGCGCTGTGACGAGGTCGACCTGCACCTGGAGACGGGCAAGCAGGTCACCAAGCTCGCCCTGGTAATGGATGACCACCTCTCCTTTGTCCTCGGCGACGACCTGATCGTTCGAAAGCTCCGCTTCCTGGATGGTGCCGTGGAGCAGCTGCAGCACGGGGATGAAGACGGCCGGCGCGCCGAGCTCGACGCTCGCTTCGCCCTGCAGATCGCCGAAGTCGGCCGGCTTTACGACCTGGTCCGTGAGCACTTCCGCCTCACCACCTACGCATGAGGTCCCTATGCACCCGCATCTTCTGAGCACTGGCCGCTTCTCCCTCGACCTCCTGCTGCCCGCGCTGCTGGCGCGGCCGCAGCGCGCAGCGCGCACCGTCC